AATCTTCTCCTAATGAATGTCTAGGTAGAGTATTTTGATCTAACATTATTATAGTACCTAATTCATCAACAAGTATATCAGCTATTTGATTATTTACAATATTATATCCTATTTGGTAAGGTTTCATTAAGTCTATTAATGCAGTAGATTTTGTATTTCTATCTGAAAATACAGCACCTTCTACAGGAAGTTTACAACCATACAATGAAGAATCGCCTTTAAACTGAAACTTAAGAGGACCTATTTCTTTTTTATCTATTCCTATATAAAGAGGATTTATTCCTTCAGGATTATTCATACCCCAATAACTAGGAATGTTTGGGCCAATTTTAATACCACCCCATACCTCATTGATCCATATCCAATCTATATGCTCACCGTATATAAGATTATCTTTAGTTTTATTTTTAAACAGTCTAGTATCATATTGAGGTTTATCTATAACTTTATATGCTTCAGTAATAATTTCATTTATAACTTCACCATTTTCTTTTACTTTAGTAAGATGACCCACTTTTCTTTGTGACTTCCAATAAACAGTGCTAACTCTTAATAAATCATTTGTTCCATCTACATAATATTCTTGTCCTTGCAAAAGTAACTTATCAATAACATCATCTCCATACATTGCTTCAGAAGATGCTAAAGATCTCCAGGCTAAAGATGGCATATTTACATTAGATTCATAAGATTTAGTTGCGTCATAAAAAGTTCCATCATTCTGATAACCTCCCATATTATATCCTACTGCTTTCATAGGATAAACAGCTTCTAGTGTTTCTAATTGTTTTTCTGACATAAGATAACCATACTTATCAATTACATCAGCACCGGTCATCATATCAATTTTACCTACCCAGTTACCTTGAGATATATATCTAACATCAGGAGATTTATGATAAAATGTAACAACAGGATTCCATAGCTCTACTTCATAGTCATCCTCCATCATCTTCATATGCCAGAATTCTCTGTCTGTAATAAGCATATCCCTAAAACCTCTTTCTTCTAGTTCATCTAACTTAAATCTTTCAACATCTACTTCATGTTGATGAGAAGCCCACTGTTCTACCATAGACCTATAATCTTTTTTAAAGAATGTTTCAATTTCTGGTAATTTTTTAAGAGCATCTGGAGCCATTTGTTCTTGAGCTTCTGGAGCATTAGGATCTAATCCTTGCTCTAATAAAGCTGTTCCAATTTTAACTTGTGCATCTTTCATTAGAACTTCTTCAACAGCTTGTCTTTTTTGTTCTAGCATTTCATTATATGAAACATCATCTACAGCTCTATAAGTAAGTTTAGTTGCTCTCTTTGCAAATTCTGCAACAAGTACATTTACTACATTGGGAATAATAGGATAAAACTTTAACTCTAATGCTGTAGTATCTTCTTTAGTAAGCATATCTATAATATCAGCATACTCATTGTCTTCTTCAACAATATAATCTGTTTTATCTATAATACCTTTTGCAAGTTTATAATTTTTAGAAAATCTTCTTGCATTTCTTTTGATTTGTTTTAGTCCATTCCACTCTAACCAGTCAATGTTCCATGCGGCCCATTCTCCATCTTTATCTTTAGATGATAAAAACTGAAGAGGTTGTGTTATATTTCCTATTCTATTATGTTCTGCTTTAGCTCCATTTTTGAGCTGCATTGCGTTGAGGACCTGCATATTATTATTTTAAATTTTTAAAAGCTGACTTCTTAAAAACCTTGCCATTAATCATTCTTCCTCTCCCCATATTACGAAAAGGACTATGTTTTAATTTAAACAAATTATCTGACTTTTGCAAGTTTTTATTAACGTCATCTGTGATAGTTCTTTTATTATAACCCCTATTAGAACTTTGTATTGTCATAAAAGCTATAAGAGCTGTAAATGCTATTAAACGGTCAACATTGACCCCTGGCTGATATTCTCTCATTTCTCTTAAAAGCATTGGGTCTGGAATTCTTTCTACTCCATATTTAGTTTTTACTATTGTACCATCTGTTTTAGTTTCAACATCTAACTCTTCTCTTAAGTATTCAATAGAATAATTAAGCAAATGTCCTTTAAAGAGATTACCTGTATTTCTCCAACCATATTCTTGATATACATTAGTATTAGAACCTAACTCTTTTAAAAATAAAATTTGATTCTTTGGGACTAAATACTTTTGTTTTCTTTGTGATATCATATACTGAATAAATAAAGATATATTATTCTCTATTACTGTCCAGGCATTGTACCATTCTATTATCATCTCAAGTTTTTGATGCGTCTTTTTTAAATCATTAAATCTACCACACCATGCTGCTACAATTTTATCTGGTTCTATATAACTTTCATGTTCCGCATCATTTAGTTTAGTTACTTCTACAGGAGCTTTCATAACATAAATAGAACAGAGAGACTCTGATGTTGTAGTCTTACCAGCTGAGACAGGGTCAATAGAAGCATAGTAAGTTCCAAACTTAGGATCCTTTACTGGTCTTTCCCATACTACCAGCGCTCCTTCTTTATTCTCTGATCTTTTAGATATAGGAAATTCTTTTATTGGTTGTTTATTAGTTTCATAAGCATATTCTTTTTCTTCTATTCTTTTTAACTGAGCTGCTACTAAATTAGGAGGAAACAATGATTCTTTTCTGTAAGCAAAAGCTTCTTCTATATTTCTAGGATGCTGAGATATTCTTAACTGATATTGTTCAGGACTAAGTTCTTTTTTCCATTTTTCAAATTGGTCATTTAAAGCTTCTAACGCCTCTTCAACTTGAGAGTTACCATACTCATCTATAAATGGTGGCATAGACCATTGCTCAGGAATAAATAATCCGGATCTTCCTTCTGTATTCTTTTTATCTATAAGATTAGTTTGTACAGAATAAATATCATTCATTTCAGGATTAAGTATCATATCCTTTAATGGTTCACATTGATCTAAGTCTCCTACTGAACCCGCTGCTATAAACACACCAGTTGTAACTAGTCCTGCTCTCATTGCAGGTCTTAGATATTCATATGTAGTATTCATCTTAGGAGCAATTCCTGCCTCTTCATGAAAGAAGAACTTAACTGGTCCCCCTACTCCGGTTGTAGCATCTTTTTCAAAAGACATTCCTTGTATAGTACCTTTTAAGCCTACTTGAGTTTTTCTACCTCCTTTTCTTACTTCAATCTTTTGCTGCCACATCATAACCTTTTCAGGATTCATAGGTCTATACCAAGCTGTATGTTCATTTAAAAATCCTGCATACTCATTTAAAAACTTCCAAGATCTTTTAGAGCGGCTCCTATTTTTAAAGTAATACCTTCTTCAAACCAAAGCTGATTTATAAGTTTAGCCATATGAAAGTAAGAAGATCCAAACTGTCTTTTCTTTAATATTGCACAATGTCTATAATATATTTCTGCTAGCATTTCATATAAAGCCATATGATACTGTGCATCTCTTAATTTAGGAAATCCAAACTTTTGTGTTTCTTTATCAAATATAGGAAGGAAATTAAGAAACATATAGTAGTCTCTTGTAATGTACCAACTACTATCTCCAGATTTTACAATTAGACCTTTTCTACATTTAGCCTTTTCACCATCCCAATATCTAATAAAGTCTTTTGATCTAAAAGGTGAATTACAGTATACATTCTCTTGAGTAAACTTTACACCCTCTTTAATAAATTCTTCTGATGTTTTATCAAAGTTATATTGACCTGGTAATTTAAATAAACTGATAAGATATTCTCCAAATTCATCTCTAGATTTAAAAGAAGTTAAAGTTATTTCTCCATCTTCCCATGTAGGTATATCTTCATATATTTCACTCATATCCTTGTTGGTCCCAAAACTTCTTTAATAATTTAGAACCACACTCTGTATTTTCTATTTCTCCAAGCAATGATCCAAGTACTTTATTTTCTTCAAGAAGTCTTCTGTTTTCTTTTTTTGTAAGGTATAAATCATATTGTATATCTCCTGCATCTTTTCTAATTATTTCAATCTCTTCTTCTAAAAGCTTATACTCTTTTAAGGATACAGTATTCTTTTCTACTTTTACAGGTTCCTTTTTTATTAATGAAATTGTAAACAATAAAGTAAGAACTACTGTAACTCCAATACAAAGTAATACACCTCTTAGTTTTATTTGTTTATTCATTATACTATTTTTTATTTGATCATGTTTCTCTCTAGCTTTTAAAGTATCCTTATACTTTTTGCATAGCAAGTTAAACAATTCTGGATCAAACTCTTGTTTCATTCTACATCTGTATTATCATAAAACATTCTATCTGAATCTTCAGTGTGCCACTTCTCATATCCTTCAGCATTGTAATAATCTTTACATACTAGATAATCAGGTTTTGCCGGAAAAGGTTTTGTTACAAAACTAGGTTCAGTCCATCTAATTCTATTATTTGGCTGTAATGCAATTTGTCCATTATCAAGTAATATAATATGATGACTTTTATGTTCCATTGGATCTTCAGATAATGTTAAATCACAATTAGAATCATTGCTACCCCAGTTAATTGTAGCATAATATGTACCATCATACCACTTTTTATCTTTCATATAAACTGATACAGGAGTATCGTATAAATAAGATAATTGAACTAAAGTAAAATTATAAGAAAAGCAATTCCATATTTGTAGATAATCAAAAGGTAAATCAGGAGTAGGAGTCTTAACTATCATATGCAAGACCTTGTCCACCACGGACCTGACTTTGCTGTTCTTCTTGTAAATCTTTATACGCTCCTTTAAAAGATGATCTTATTGATTCAAATTTTGCAGCTGCATTAACTAGTGAATTTATATTACCGTCTCTACCATGCTCAATAGGAACAGTTTCCATATATCTTGCTAACTTATCTAGCATAGATTTAATTCCTTTATAAGCTCTTGATGTAGGCGTAGTATACATTTCTTCACAAAAAGCTAAAGCATGTCTAACAGCACCATCTTCTGTAGAAAACTCTGCTTCTATTTCTTGAAGTATTAGTTCTTCTTTATCTCTTTCTGGAGTATGAAAAAATGGATTCTCTTCTGGATTAGGATATGTCATATAAAAGATATATTGATATATCTTTAAATAATCATCAGGATAATCATCCATTATTTTTTTTAATGTTTTTAGTGTATAACAATGTTCTGTAGGTACTACAGTATTATTTTCTACATCAAATAGTCTTACAATCATTTTTTAATTTTTGATCTATTATCATATAACCAATGAACTATACTTATTACTTCATCTTTTAAATAATCAATAGGCATTTGTATTATTTCTTTTATAACAGGATCTCCTTCTAGAGTATATTTAGTTATAGGATAGCCATAGTCATCTTTACCTTCTTCTTCAAATTTAACGTGATGTATATGTATTTTTCCTGGTTTAAGTTTAGGGTTATGCTTTATTATAATATACATATAAATACTGAGTTGTAAGGCATAATGATTAAAATTACAATCATCTAAATGAGATAATGGTGCAACCATTCTTTCTGATTTACCTTCCCAATTTTTAAATGATTTTGTTTTTATTTCTTTATTTGTTTTGTAATCTATGATATTTACTTTTCCATCAACTACTTCTACTAAGTCTGCTTGTCCACAAACACCTGCAGATTTTAAATATACCATATGTTCAGGATATATTCCTGGATCTAATTTTTGACTTGGTGCAATTTTAATTCCTTCTTCTTCTCCTTTAGGAGCAAATACAGGAATAGTAAAACCTTCTCTTTCTATAGAGCTCAAACTGCAAATGTCTTTTTCTCTTTGATCATGGTAAAAAGTTCCTAAAGTCATTGCACGTATAGATTCATTGTTCCATATTTCTTGAATCTTTTTAGGTTTAAGACCAAACCACTTTGAATTCTTTTTTTTAGAAACTTTAATAGCTACTTTTTCTGCATTAAAAGAATTTTTAAATTTAGATATAAGAGTAGTTACACTAATCCAATTAATCTTTTCTTCAGCATCTATGCTTTTATAACTATGATCTTCAGCATTAAATATTATACTCATAATTCATTTAGTTTATCTTCTTCTTCTTGTGTCATTATTGCTTTCCATTTATCTAAAGGACAATCACTAGATAAAGATCTTATTTTAAAACCTAGAGAACAACCGCATTCTCCACAACAAGGTCCTGTTCCTGGAACAGCACATTTATCTCCATTAGATTGACAAGCTTTACAAATAGCCCATCTTTCTTTTGCAATAGTTTCTACAAACTCATCTCTTACTACAGAGTTTTTAATTCCTTCTAAAATCTTTTTTCTATTTTTCCATATTTCCTTTAGATTCAACATTTCTTTTTTTATTAAAATTTTGTTTCTTTAAATCTTCTTCTTCTTTCTTTTTCTTTATTTCTTCAAGCTTTAGTATAAGTCCTTTTATTTGCTTATGGTATTGATAACTTCTTAAAGTATAAGTTTTATGATTTTCTATTATTTTTTTAAATCTAACTATATCTTTTTTTACTGTATTATTTTTAATATAAAAATGACCTAAACCTGGACAATTAATATTTAAATATTCTAAATCTGTTAAACAAGATCTTAAATTTATGTAATAAAATTCAACACAGTCAGCTATATATTTTTCTTTTAAGTCTAAATCTTCAGATAAATCTTTATAAATATCTTTATACTTTTTAGGAATCATTTTGCTAAAAACTTATAATCTAATAAAATACTTCCATCTGTTTGTATTTTTAACTTTTTATTTAAGCTAATAATCTTTTTATTTTTTCTATCTTTTTTTACTAACCTATTCTTTGCACATTTATTAATACAATTTCTTACGGTTTGTTGTGATTTAAATATTTTATATTCCTCAGCTGCATCATAACAAAAATCAGTAAGTTCAATAGGTCCTGATTCACTCAATAATGTTAAGCATTCTAGTTCAGAATTACTCACTATTATATTATTTATATAACAGTGAGTTAATATCTGATATTTAATGATATCTTTTTTAGA